TTCGCTTTGCTATTGAGTTGCTTGCTTGGGCTATCAGTATTGGTTGCGCGATTACTATGGCTGCCACAGTCCCAACCCCACCTCTTCTGGCTCTCTATCCTATTTGGATTACTGGCTGTGCCTTGTATGCTTGGGCTGCTTGGTCTAGGAAATCTTTTGGCATGCTGGCTAACTACATCCTGCTCACATCTATTGATACCGTTGGCCTTATAAGGATGTTAATGTGAATCCATTTGACTATGTAACTTCCATCAGCCATAGCAAGGCCGATCTGATGACCGATGAGTTGGAGGAGAAGAGTTACCCCGCCTTCCTCGTTAACAAAGGACTATCTTACTTCACCGATACCGTTCTCTATGCCAATGAGATGAACCTCCGTGGCCATCTCGATAACAAACTTCAATATTCCTATCTCCTAAATAGTATAAGACCGGCAAAGAGATTTGCCAAATGGGTCAAAAAAGAAGATAGTAATGATCTGGATGCTGTTAAAGAATACTATGGCTATAGCAATGAAAAAGCCTCGCATGCCCTAAGCATACTATCACCTGATGAACTCGTCATGCTAAAAGAACAATTACAAAAAGGTGGGGTACATGAGTCTGGTAGACAATCTAATCGAGGTGCACCTAAAGAACGAAGATGACTTCCTTAAAGTTAGAGAGACTCTGACCAGGATCGGGGTTGCCTCTAAGAAGGACAAGATGCTCTACCAATCTTGCCACATCCTCCATAAACAAGGTAAGTATTACATCGTTCATTTCAAAGAACTATTTCTCCTAGACGGGAAGCCATCCAGTTTTGGTGATGATGATGTAGGAAGACGAAACACCATTACCAACTTGCTTGCCGAATGGGGATTGATTGACATAGTCGACCCATTGAAGACAAAAGATCCCGTTGCACTCCTATCCCAGATCAAGGTCCTCCCTTACAAAGAGAAGGATGAATGGAATCTAGTCGCCAAATACAATATAGGACGTAAGATTAACTGAACAAAGCCACTGTAGAGTGGCTTTTTTTATGGATAACTAGTATAATTCATGTACACTTAGGAGAGATGTGCATGTTTGAGATTTGTGATACAGATAAATGGGTTGCTACTGGCATCTATGCTTCAGGCTTTGCCTATTACAATAAGCAATTGAAGGGTAAGACAGCGTTTGCTACCCAGATTATCTCTAAGACTCTACCAGAGTTTAGAAAACTCCTTAATATCCCCAAGGATGTAGTATTCCGCATTGCGCCTATCAAGGGTAAGGCGCTGGGTCGATATAATTCTAATGATAAGGTGGCAGTCATCGATCCTCGTCAGGATTTCTTCTCCTTACTTAACTGCATTGCCCATGAGTTGGTGCATGCCGAGCAATACCATGAGAATCGATTAGACATTACCTATGTCAGGGGCAAGGGCTATCTTCATATGTGGAATGGTGATAAGATTAATAACAAAGGCACTACCTATAAAGCCTATCGTAACCAGCCGTGGGAGATAGAGGCATTCTCCCGTCAGGCCTCCTTGGCCGAAAAGGTATCTGATGCCTTAGATCTTCAAACTACATCTTTATACGTTTATAAATATCTTATCGATTTATAGTAGAAGGATAGGTATGAATCCATACGAACCACTTGAAGAAGAAAAAGATTACTCTAAACCAATCAACTCATTGAAAGATAAGCTGATGGCGATGAAGAAAGATCTGTCATCTGTCACCAAGGCCCATGCTAAGATGGCCAAGGAAGAGGAGAAGGAAAAGGATAAGATGAATCAGGCACCAACACCTGAAGACCATCAAGCCGCCCTATCTCATTTCAAGAATCAGTACATGAACGCCAAGAGAAACAAGGACGGGGCCGGGGCCACAGATGCTGCCAGAGGCTATCATGACTATTCCAACAAACTGGCCGATATCTATCAAAGAAAACTAAAGGAAGACATGGATAATCCTTATTCGAATCAATATAGCTTAGATGAGGCAGTCACTGTCGATAAGAAGAAATACTCATGGGGTAAGATGGTAACGGTCCATCATGGGAGTGACACCTCCTTCCCATTGCATCCAGAACACCAAGCGGCTATCAAAAAGCTAAGACCTGGCATGAAAACCACATTCAAAGACGAGACCGGACGTCAAATTCACGCCCATCGTGAAGGTGATGATGTTCATTTAGTTCATCACAACACCGGCTCTAGTACTGCCAAGAAGACAACAGTAGGGTATCATCACTTTGATGAAGGATACTCCGAGGATGATATAGCCAGGGGTGGAACGGTGATCTATAAGCATGGTGGGAAGCACTACATGTCCAAGGTATCCCACATGACCGGGGGCGGGGCAGGTACAAAGATCCATACCACATCTAAGCTAGGCCACGAGGTCAAACTCAATCATGTAGTCTCTACTGATGCCTCCGATTGGAAAAGGTTTAAGGACAAGACAGTAAACGAGGCCAAGGATCCTGGTGAATATGACCAGGAAGGTGACATGGCCATGACCCAGTTAAGAAGCATTGCCTATCATGCCAAACAGTTACATGATCAACTAAAACCAAACGATAATCTCCCAGAATGGGTTCAATCAAAGATTACTCTTGCCCAAGACTATATGCAAACGGCCCACGACTACATGGTATCACAGATGAATGAGGGTGCATATGAGGGGGATCGTGCCAATAAATTGGTGAAGCATTCCCAGGATCTATTCAACAAGTCAAAGACAGAGGCCGACCCAGAAAAGAAAGCACATCTACAGAAGATGTCTTCTAAGGCCCATAAGATCTACGGCAAGGCAGTGGCCCAGCATTTCAAGAGGAAACCAGAGGAATACGAGAAGTTCAAGGCACACATCATGTCTTCGGCCGCAGTTGATTACAACAAACCTGCTAGGATGGGCGGGAACTGGACGGGGGACTAAATGCTATCATTCAATGAATACTTAGAAGAAAAGATAGGACTTTGGGACAGGATACATGCCAAGCGTGCACGTATCAAGGCCGGTTCTGGTGAAAGGATGAGGAAACCAGGATCGGAAGGCGCCCCAACCAAACAAAACTTCATTGATGCCCAGGAATCGGCGGCATGGCAAAGAAAGGAAGGCAAATCAGAATCCGGTGGTCTCAATCAAAAGGGCATTGCCTCGTACAGAAGAGAGAACCCGGGGTCGAAGTTATCGATGGCTGTCACAACCAAGCCTTCTAAACTTAAAAAAGGCTCAAAGGCTGCCAACAGAAGGAAATCGTTTTGTGCTAGAATGGGTGGGATGAAGAGATCCCGTACAAGTGCAAAGACAGCCAGAGATCCTGATTCAAGAATCAACAAAGCACTAAGGAAATGGAATTGTTAAGTTTCAAACAATTCAACGAGAACTTCCAAGACGGAAGAAACCCCCAAGACAAGGGCGACATGTCTAGACATGGACTGAGGGGCAAATCTATATCAGATCTTAAGAAGGTAAGATCATCATCTAATGCCTCACCAAGGAAGAAACAACTCGCCCATTGGTACATCAACATGCATTCTAAAGACTGAACATCTTACCGAATTCTAAATCGGGATTACGTCCCCATAGCATTCCTTCAGGAAGCACCTCCTTCCGATACTCCTTCCCTGTCATGGGATCATAGCACCATTTCTTTCCAACATTACGTTTATGGCCGGTTGCACGCAAGGCCATAACGTTACGTGTGTTCTTGGAATGTCTTTTGCCGGTATGATTACCTCTCTTCCCGGTCTTACCTTCACTTATTCTTTTCTTCTGATGTTCGGACAATGGACGTCCGGCTCTGGTTTTAGACATCATAGAACGGTATAATAACTTCTGTTCTTCGGTAAAGTACTTCCATCCCATCTTCTTCTTTATCTTATAGTCTAGTATGACCTCCCCGGTTCGATACTGTTTCTTCATCTTGTTGATAACGGGGGTAAGATTGGAATCATCCTTAACAACGGCAATCTGTTCATAGGACGTGCCATACTTGGCTTTAAACTCCTTATCAGATTGATTGTATACGACGATAGTGTTGTTGTGAAAGAACAGCTTAAACATGGGGCTCCTAAGGCTCAGATATAGGTCTATATAGGGGGAGACCTATTTGGAGTAAAATTAAAAAGAGTTTTACGATGCAAAACGTATTTTTTGCGATGCAAAACGTTGTCTGCGCAGGTAGGGGGTAACTATTTCATTTGCAGACCGCCCTCCAACATTTCGCTTGACTTAATTCCCGAATATTACTACAATAGGGCATCAACAGGAGGAAACACGACATGTTCAAGCGTATGAAGGATGAGTATCTCGGAACCGGGCTTTGGTTCACATTGCCCACTGTTACCAATGCCATGGTCAAGGCCAAGTTCGGCACTGGGTTGGCCGGCCAAGACTTGGAGAAGTATAGTGATAGTATTCAGATCATTTCGGAGATGACCGGCATCAAGTACAACCTGTACAAGTGCTATGGGGTATGGCGTGTTGGGCGTGAATCCCATGTTGGTACTGCCGTTCAGAAGATCTTTGACCGTAATGAAATTCATAAGTTTTTCGGGGTTGATGAAGTAACTGAAAATAGTTACTAAAATATCCGTTGACTTAATTACGGAATATTACTATAATTGGTACATCAACAGGAGAAAACAAGAGATGCATCAGCTCAAACAAGTCAACGGTTACTACGTTGGTTACATCAACGGGGAAGAAGTAGTGAAGTCCAAGTCTAAGTACTACGCCGAGAGAAAGCTTTATAACACCTCGGTTCCGGCTTTCAAGGCACCGGAGACTGTTGTCGAATCTGCAGTCGAGTTCCCCATCAACCAACGTTTTGGCTTTGTGACCGATCTGGTCTCTATGGTGGCCCATGGTGCAACCCCATCATGCATCGTATCTGGGGAAGGCGGCCTGGGCAAGACCTTCACCGTGATCCAGGCTTTGGAGGCCGCCGGCCTTCGGAACATCACCGAGGTGCCCGTTGGTGAGGTGGTGCCTCCGAAGTCGACCTACCGGGTTGTTAAGGGCTACAGTACTCCTAAAGGTCTGTATCGTATTTTGGCTGAAAACGCCAATTCAATCATCGTGTTCGACGATTGTGATAGCGTACTGAAGGATGATAATGCTCTGAACATCTTGAAAGGTGCATTGGATACCTTTGATAAACGCATCATCTCCTGGAACTCATCCAAGGACGAGGACGATGTGCCCCGTTGGTTTCAGTTCAAAGGTGGCATCATCTTCATCTCCAACATGCCTTTGCATAAAATGGAACAGGCCGTTCGGTCACGCGCAATGTGTGTTGATCTCTCCATGACCCTGTCCCAGAAGATCGAACGCATGGCCGTTATCATGAACGATGATGGGTTTATGCCTGAGGTATCGATGGCGGTGAAGAAGGCGGCATTGGCCTTGGTTGATGAACTGAAGGAAAAGTCTAAAGAAGTTAGCCTTCGTACCCTGATCAAGACGGCAAAGATTGCCAATTCCAAGTCTGCCAACTGGAAATCATTGGCCGAGTACATGCTGATTCAGGGTTAAATTTTGCATCGTAAAACGTAACTAGTAATAGTTACTAAAATAACAGTTGACTTTATTACTGAATATGTCTATAATAAGACATCAACAGGAGAAAACGATGATCAAAAAGCTACTCGACCTCTGCACCGAACATCCTTTCACATTCTATTGTGTTGGAATGGTGTTGGTGGGGTTGATTGCGTATGCAACAGGCCTGGACTGCAACAAGTCCCCTGTGGCGTGCATGATGCTGGTAGTGAAATAACAGTTGACTTTATTACTGAATATGTCTATAATAAGACATCAACAGGAGAAAAGAACATGGATATGATTGATGTGGCTACTATCGCTTTTGCCCTCGTTGGCATTGTGTACTTGATTGTTGAAGGAGAACTGCTTTGAATAACGTTGCTGCTTGTGTGTTCAGTGATATGCGCTATCAGTTGATTGATATAGGGGATCGACGTCGTGCATTTGTTGGTCATGACGTCTTCCATGTGATGGCCGATAGCCTCCTCTACCCCCCTGCAACCAATGGTGAGACGGTCAGGGGTATCGCCGACTTCGAACGCTACATTGACCAATCCTGTGAGTTCGATCCTACGTAACTAAAACTAGTTACATTTTGCATCGTAAAACGTGCAAAATAACAGTTGACTTTATTACGTGGCTGGACTATAATTGGATATCAACAGGAGAAAACGATATGACAGAATTCGAAACCAAGTGCTACGGAATGTCCGAAGCCGATATCCGTACCCAGTACATGCAGTCGATCACCGCCAAATTCACTGGCTTGGAGTTTGTTGTGATGGGTTTGTTGTCGGATGCCCAGGAGCTGCAGAAGTTTGGCCATGGCCAGGCCCTGGACCAGTCTAGGAAGAACATGAACATTGCCAAGTTCATCTTGTCAGAGATGATGGAAGCAAAGGAGACGATATGAGTAGAATGGCTGAGCTGTATCAGGACATAGTGGATATGATAGAAGGTGGGGTTGACTCTGCCGAGATCGCCTATGACCTGGAGTGTAGGTTTGGCATCCCTTTGAAAGAAGGGATTGTGATGGTAGACCGTATGGCTGCAGAAATCAAGGAACTGGAAAAATATGAACTATGAAGACTACAACGATGAGGTGAGAAACCTCATTGATGCCAGTGTTGAGGAGGCGGTGGAGTTGGTGGAGTGCATGGATGAGGATAGCCCCGAGGAAGAGGTGGAAGAACGCACCCGGGCCCAGTACCGTGCATACATTGCCCGTACAGCGGTTGATTGCTTCAAACGTGCATTGGACCCCGAAGACTACGACCAGGTGAAGTTGCCTGATGTTCTGATCATGGCCATCGTTGCCCGGGTCACGGATTCTGTGGCTTTTCGTGCACGCGTTTTATAATGCAAAACGGTAACTAGAAATAGTTACTTCTGAAACAGTTGACTTTATTACGGACTTTGACTATAATTACGTATGAACAATGAAAAGGAACAGACCATGAACTACTACTTCAACGACGTCAAGGTGACTGAGGCTGAATATCACAAGTTGATTGAGGATGCTGAATCCCATCACGAACTGTTGGCTGCAGCCAAGGCCAAGCAGGCCGCTATTGACAAGGAATTGGAAAAGGCCAAGCCTAAGGCTAAGTCCCGTAAGGTGGCTAAGATGCCGGCCCCAGTAGTAGACCTGAACGAGGTGACCATCAAAGGCATGGCCGATAAGGTGGCAGCACCTAAGAAAGGATCCAAGACCGCCGTTGCTGCCGAATGCATGGTGAAGGTTGGTGTGGAAAACAAGGTCGGATGCATTGAGGCTATCATGGTGGCCTTGGGTGTTACTAAGGGTAACGCAACCTGCTACTACTTCAACGTGATGAAAAAAGGGTTGATTTAAATAACAGGATGGCCTATAATTGACTTATGTTCAACGGTTGTTAGTGACGATACGATAATAGGAACTAACTGGAATTCGGTTGCTCCAAAACGCAAGGCAAGACGCATTAACTAGATCCAAAGGATCAGCCCGGTAGAGGGTGTGCATGTCAAAAAGCCAAGCCTGGAGCATTAAATGGGCGAATGCCCAGCCAATCGATCCCGTTACTACTTTGCGTTAAAGTGGCGTTTGATTAACGATAGAGATCCGGTGGCAGAAAACCGTAAGCGTAAGGATGGAGACTACCCTTGCAGACTCTGATAGGCAGAATCCTAACTGCACACAGACACAGAATAAAATGGATGGACAGGGTAACCACTCATGTAGGGGCGATTGTGGAAGACGTAGCCTACAACTATCAAAGGACATCATGCAGCACATCATTGATTGGATCTTTCGTATTCTTGGATGGATTTTCATGTCCGCCACCTTCTTTGGACTCCTTATCCTCCTCATCGTGCTTGCTGGCATGACGTACGGCGGATATGTGGAATTCATGAAGTACTTAAAACTAGTTACTTCTTAAGAAGTCCTCGTTACCTCTGTCAAGTAAAAAAACTGTTGACTTTATTACGGATAAAGCCTATAATAAGACATCAACAGGAGAAGAGCAGATGAACACAGTGATCAAAGCAACCAGTTACGGTGAAGTCGGTATCGACACCGAAGCCTCACCTGGCAACGGTCAGTATTATGCTAAGACGTATGATGGCGAGTTGGATTCTGTAGGATTTGATACCCTTGAAGAAGCATGGGCTGAATTGGAGTACGTGGCCTGTGGTATCGTGGATGCTGAATTGGAGGATGCACAATGAAACCAACCGAACGTTACTTCGATAGTAACCTCAATGCATGGGTCAACATATATGAGGAAAAGAAGGTCAAGCGCATACCCTGGCAACGGGGTGAGGCCTATCTGGCCATGAAGATGCGCATTCCTTCCGATACCGGCATGATCATGCACCAATTTACTCGTAAAAATGGAAAGTACTAAAATGGATAACCCTATACCTCGTTCTAGTCTCTTTGTGACCCCGGAGTCATTGGATGCCCTAGATCAGATGATTCGTCTACTACCTACCAAAGAACGTGGCACGGTATATACGTACGTCATGTATGCCTTTAACCTTGCCCATAAACTCGTTGAAGAAAGCAAAGAAAATGTCTAACTTAAGTGCAAAAGAATACCAGGTGTTGATTGACCAGTTGATCGATGGCTCAAATAAGAAGTACGGCTCCCATTCCTATGCCGCCGGCTACCTTGGGGCCACGCTTGCCTCCCTTTTAGCCTCCCCATCCAAGGAATCCAGTGCCACCGTGTTACGTTTCATAATCAAGGCTATCGATGGACTCCATTCGCCATAAGTGCCAAGTATGTGAACACGTGTACAACGAGGGTGCCAGGGATAGGCATGGCCTTCCTATGTTCACCGATGGGGTGCCTACGTGCCCGGAATGCTGGAACCGGTTTCTTCTGAAAATCGGACATGGTTATATTACACTAAGGAAAGATGATGAAAGCAAAGATTGAGTTGACCCCTGAATTCAAAGAACAAGTGTTTGGGTTCTTGGATGTGTTCCGTGAGACCGGCCATATCAACATGTTTGGTTCTGGGCCCTTGGTACAGGAGGCATTCGAAGTCGATCGCCACCAGGCCAAAGAACTGGTGCTTGAATGGATGGAAACCTTTGCCAAGCGTCACGGTGGTGCATGATGGATGATACTAACAAAACCATCCTCTATACAGTAACCATTGTATCCCTGTTCCTCCTGACATGCCTTGCATTAAGTACATACAATACCTCCCAGTTGTATGAATGCCGTAGGATTGGCATGGAGCTATCCATGTCTGCCGTAGATATCCAGGCCATCTGTAAGTGAGGGAGAAGGTAACTAGAAATAGTTACTTTATTGGGGTTGCTTTAATTACGCAAACGGACTATAATAACGTATGTTCAGTAAGAAAGGTAGTATATGAAACTCGTCATCGAAACCCAGTATGCAGAAAACTACGGTGCCCATGATTGGAATGGTGTTGGGGAGTGCCCCCAGTATTGGAAGATGAAGGGTGGTTATACCTACGTGATTGAGAACGTCGAGAATTATATCAAAGGTGGGGAATTCTTTGATAGGAGATGTGAAATGATCGTCGACGGTCTCCGTCTTAAACTTGAAACCTCCACCGAATATATGCGTGAATACATTATCGGCTGGAACGTCAGGCCTGACGATTGGATGTCCGAATTTGAGAAAGACCAGTTGGAGTACGCCGGGGTCATCGACGCCCCCGACCACCGCATTGATTTGGAAGGCAGGAGGGTGTACAACTTTGATTCGAAAGGTAGGGTGGTGAGATGAACAAACGAATTCAAGCACTTGCTAAAGAGGCTGGCTTTATTGATAGAGGCTCTAATCATACTGCTTATATGAATTTTGACCACGAAAAGTTTGCCGAGTTGATTGTTAGGGAATGTATGGAAGTTGCCCACCCAAGACTAACCGATGTAGGTGAGTGGGCTGCCGGTATGCGTCTGGTGCAAAAGCGATTGGAACAACATTTCGGAGTTGAAGAATGAACGGCCACGAAGAAGCAGATTATCGCAGAGCAATTATTTTTGCATTTGGTGATAATCCAAAAAAGCTAAAGAAGGCTCTCAAGGTACTTCAAAAGATGATTCCAGAAATGGAAGAAGAATACGAGGAACGGATGGCAGATTATTACATGGGGCGGGGACCACATCCATGAACGAACGAATTAAAGAATTGGCTGAACAGGCTGGTATTGATGAATGGTGGGATAGCGGCAGTGAACGCCGTGAAGGCCTACAGGAGCATCTGGAAAAGTTAGCCGAGTTGATTGTGCGAAAATGCGCTGACATTGGTCGACAATATGCTGATGGCAACTATGAAGTTCCTAATCAGATTTTAGAATATTTTGGGATGGAAGAATGAACGAACGAATTAAAAAACTTTATGAACAGTCATTTGTAACCGATGATTATGTAAATGTTGGAATTAACGGTGTTGAGTTGGGTATTAAATTTGACCCTGAAAAGTTCGCCGAGTTGATTGTTCGAGAATGTGCTGAAGTTGGTTCTAAATTCAGTCAAGCACATCCTTTAGATATTCAATATCAAATTAAAAGGCATTTCGGAGTTGAAGAATGAACGAGAAAATTAAACAACTTGCCGAACAGGCTGGATACTTACCGGATATGTTTGGCATTGGACACTGGGATATGCCAGAATGTCAAAAGTTCGCCGAGTTGATTGTTCGAGAATGTGCTAAAAGGGTAGATTACTGGGAATCAAGACAAGGTGAACATGCTGATGATTTACTAAAACATTTCGGAGTTGAAGAATGAATGAACGAACTAAACAACTTTGGGAAGAGGCTGCTAAAAAAACTCAGGGTGATTCTTGGGAAGAGCAGACAAAGTTCATAGAAAGGTTCGCCGAGTTGATTGTTAGGGAATGTATCAGCAATGTTGAAGTATGGGAAAAGGATAGTCGTAATCATATATCATATATGCTGAAACAACAGTTCGGAGTTAAAGAATGAACACACTAATGAAAATTCTACACAAGATACCGTTTGTGCATTTTTATAGTAAATGGTCTGACCCGGTTGGTCGTGATTACGCCGGATGCGAACGCCAACAAAGATTCTGTATTATCTGCAATAAGAAACAATACCGTACCGTAAATAATTCTGATATTGTTAGTTTATGAACGAACGAATTCAAGAACTTTGGGTGCAGGCTGTACATGGTGACGGACCTCATGCATCAGTGATTGCAGATTTCGCCGAGTTGATTATTAAGGAATGTGGTGTGGCATTGAGTCCTATGTTGCGTGATATGGTTAGTCGTGGACAAGCATATGATTTGATTAAACAACATTTTGGAGTTGAAGAATGAACGAACGAATTAAAGAAATGGCTAAATTAGCGCAATTGCGGGCTGAGTGGATGACACCTCAGGGATTAGAGTGGTTTGATAACTTCAAAGAACAATTCGCCGAGTTGATTGTGAAGGAATGTTTAGGTATAATTGAAAATGAAGCATCTACCTATGCCGAACCTGTATGGGCCGTTGAATTAGTTAACGATATTAAAGAACGTTTTGGTGTTAAATGATGACAAATATTGAGAGACGATTAATGTGGGAAGGTATCTTTGCAATTGGTAAAGGTTTAGCGTACTTCCTGTTCATGGCTGCTATGATAAAATATTTGTGGAGTTGAATAATGAATTATGAAGATGATGATCACGGTAGCGATATGTCTGACGAAGAATACCGTCGTCGAATAGCTAGAGAAAAAGAGAGTGAAGAATTCTATGCCAATGCTCGCAAGACATGGAAGCCATCTAACAATGATAAAAGCTCTTATCGTTTTAGTAGCGACGATGACGACGCGTATCTATCTTATTGAAGGAGTTAAATTATGAAAGTTGCATGGCCTATTTTTCTGTTGTTGATTGTTGTGGGCCTACTGGTCCCATTTGCATTCCTTTGGGCACTCAACACCCTGTTCCCCGTTCTAGAATTGGAGTACAGCTTTGTTAACTATCTGGCTGTCTGCCTTATCCATGCCTTCTTTCGTTCAGATGTGTTTAGTATCAAGAAATGAACAAGCAAATTAAACTGTTTGCTGAACAAGCCGGCTTTGTGATGTGGGAAGATGAACCGTGGAATCCCGGTGACGTCATTGACTGGAGTACACGTTATGATACTGAACTGGAAAAGTTTGCTAACATTATCATCTTCGAATGTTTCAAGCTGGCAGTATTCAATAGTAATCACGCAACAGCAAAAGCAATCAAAGAACATTTTGGAGTTGGAGAATGAAAGTAGTGATCAACGGTGACTTTGGGGGCTTTAGCCTATCTGATGAGGCATTTGAAAAGTTTCTACATCGTAAGGGCATTGCCTGGGAGAAGTGCATTAACAAATATGATATGATGGACTACTACCACGCCCGCCACCTCGATAGTGAAGAACATTATTTGGCCCAGCATGAAGTTTTGCATAACCGGGCCGATCCCGATCTTGTGGCTGTGGTGGAGGAGATGGGCCATAAGGCCAATGGACAGTATGCCAATCTGGTGATTGTGGAGATACCTGACGACGTTCAATGGCACCTGGCCGAATACGATGGCGTTGAACACATTGCCGAAAACCACAGAACCTGGGGGCCAGGATATGAGCCTTGATGTTGATTTAATGGTGACCCAGCCTACCTCTGTATACAGTGGCAACATTACCCATAACCTCGGTCTTATGGCTAAGGAAGTCGTTCTCAGAAACGGTCTGACTTTATACCAGGTTCTCTGGCGCCCGGATGAGTGTAATTTGCTGTTTGCAAGAAATATCTCCGAATTGTTGGATGAAGGTTGGAATATTCTTCTATCTGATCCAGAACGTTTTCAGAAATTTGATCCTCCCAATGGATGGGGCTCATATGAAGGACTATGTGACTTTGTTTATAAGTACAGAAATGCGTGTTGGGATAATCCTGATGCTGAACTTAGAATATCTAGATAGAGAAAAATGTACCAACTAGTCCTACTCACATTCCTGGTCACTAACGGTAAGTTAGAAATTCAACAAAATAAAATTGATACCTTCTATACGGCATCTGAATGTGAGAGGTTTAAAGTTGTGCTTGAAAAGAATACCTTGTTGAAGCTACAATCAAATACGACCAATGCCGCCATTGTATTTGAATGTAGGAGGGAAATATGAAAAGGAACTGGAAAGATTCTGCTGATGATTGCCATTACTACTTTAATGAAGAAGATGGTAGGATCATTGGTCAAGTAAACAAGATAGCGTTTACTAAAGTATTCATTGCAAAGATTATTAGAAATCATAATGATGAAGCGTTTCTTGGGCAATTCATATCTTGTGCGTTTGCCCAGACCGCAGTTCAACTTTTTTGGGATACCCAAGATAGGACGTTTATAGAATGAGAGCAGAACTAGATAAGGAGCTTTGTGAAAAGTATCCTAAGATGATGGTCAACCGTCATAAAGATATGCAGGAGACCACCATGTGCTGGGGATTTGAATGCGGTGATGGGTGGTATAACATTATTAGAAGTCTTATGAGCCAGATCCAACATCATATTGATTGGAAAAACCGAGACAGTGAAGTTGTTCAGCAAGTCACACTTGATCAGGTCAAAGAGAAATTCGGTACCCTTCGTTTCTACTATACCGGGGGCGATGACCGTATTCGTGGCATGGTGACTATGGCAGAGGCTATGTCCGCCGTTACTTGTGAGGTGTGCGGGAATGCAGGTAAGTTCCGAGGTCGGAACTGGTATTATACCTCTTGTGAGGAACATGCCAGGGAAGAAGATAAACTCCCAGTGGAAAATATGTCTTGACTTAATTTCCGTAATATACTATAATTGTCTTACATTAACTAGGAGTTACTATGACAATGCCAGCCGGTAAGTATTACGTGGGTGATTTGTGCTATGTGATGCATGAATGTTGGGATGAGGTGTGCGGGTTGTTCTTCAAAGGTCGTACCGACCATGGATGTAATGAGGGAGAGTTCGTACTCAAAGACGGCCGCCGTTTTGTATCTATCAATACAAAACACGGTGACGGTAGTTACTACGATCAATACGGTAACGAGTACGGTGTTGATGCCGGTCTCATTGGCTGTATCCTGATCAACGACATTAACTTCAACTCCGAGGGTAACTTTACTGCAGGCGGTAATGTAGTTGACTTTGATCGCTCGTTCGATTGCGGCGGTGGTCGGAATGAAGGTCGTGACTGGGATGGTAATATCCATATTGGTCATCTGGTTATTGAAACTGACCCTGTCTGCGAGTACGACGAAGATCCTGTCTACGAGGACGAAGAATGAGAAAAAGACAGATAGCAAGATTGATACAAGCCAAAGAAATGGGCAATAGCATGAACAACAGTCAAACAGAAATTTTAAATATCCTACAGGAAGAATGCGCCGAAGTCATTCAGGCAGTCTCTAAGATTCGCCGCTTTGGTGAAGAGTCTAACCGGGTTGGCTTCATCCAGGAACTTGCCGATCTCCAATGCATGATTAATTTGTGCTTTGAATTTGATATCGTAGGAGAAGAAGATGCACTGGATAAACTCATTGACGCCAAGCGTGATAAGTTGAAGGTGTACAGCAATATTTTTGAAGAGGAAACCCAATCATGATGCCCATTTTGATCGATGTTAAGACAATTAATAATACCCTTTATACTCTTTGGCAAAAGAGTGATTACAATTATGAGATTGATATCTCAAAACAAGGCATCCGTACTACTATCGAATTTGCTGAAAAGCCTTTTGAATATGCCAAAGGCGTTTTCGATACCCTAGGTTCAGAAGTGGACGTATACGCATGAGATACTGGACATATTGTTTTCATGATGGTGAAAAAGAGTTTGATGGGGTTGAAACGCTATCAGAGAAGGATATTCTTGATAGTTACTTCCCTCATTGGTTGTCTATGATGGCCAAGGCAGGAAAAGATCTCCCCCCTAATGCCGAACAAGTATGCATTGACGATTGGGTGGTGGTTCACTGGGCAGTGGAATCTGATGCCAATGGTGTTATGCTGGATAAACGTAACTAGTAATAGTTACTTGACTTATTTACGGATATAGACTATAATATCCGTATGAGCACTTATCACATTGGCACCTACGTCGAAATTCAATGCCGGGTTAGAAATAATTTTCTATTCCGTACCGATGACTATAATACTGTTACTATCAAAGGTACAGTTATTAGACCTCCATATAAACTAGATTCACCAGCAGTATGCTTAAGAACCGATGATGAGAATGTACCTGTTCGTGTTATTGATAGTTCTATTATTGTGGGAAGCATTGCGGGGGCCGCAGATAAACTCTTGGGTGAGATCCGAGCTTATGATACCGGAGAGTATATCGTCACCAAGCTTAACGGAAAAGTAAATTGTACTTGTGTAGGATTTCAATTCCGTCGTTATTGCAAACATTCTGATCGTTACAAGTAAAGGAGCACCTATGGAAGAATATGAAGATGGAGAAGTTACGGTTAACTACCAAGCTGTTCTTAAACAAAAAGATTACATGGCAGTTACTCGGTTACTGGCGGCAAATTTAATTTCTGAGCCGTACATGACTATGAGGGACTTTCTTATGGGTCTATCTGATAATGATCTGAAGGTGCTTTTAGAGATTTTAGATACAGGTATGGGTAGTGAGGAAGATGCAGATCCAAGACTTGAAGAAGCCGTTCTCATCGTAGTCATGCTATCCCAGGCCGAAGGCCTTTGTGCTGGTGATTCTCAAACCGTTTCTAATCGATTAAATGCATTTGCAATGATCCTGGCTATTGAATCGCTATTCAGGAAGAAGTTAGTTAAGATCTACCGTGAAAATATGACGCTTGGTGAAGACTACGGCTCAAAAATTATTTGTGAGAAACTATGAAGAAGATATTTGTAGACATGGATGGCGTGCTGTGTGACTTCAACAAGAGGTATACGGAGAAGTTTGGACGTACCCCGGCAGAAATTAAAGCCGATAGGGTGAATAAACTATATTCGAAACACTGGCATCAGTTCGTAGAAGATGCAGAATTTACCGGTCTGGAGAAGATGGGTCATGCAAATGAGTTGCTAAGCATCCTACGTAGTGTTGAAAATCGTTTTGATATCTGTATCCTCAGCTCTGCCGGTGGTTTTGATCGTCAGCGAGAGGTACAAGAGCAGAAGCTGGCGTGGTTGGAGATGCACCATATCCACTGGCCTGCTGTCATTGTTCCTGGCCGCAAGTATAAAACCGGATTTGCCGGTGTAGACGCACTCATGATTGATGACACATACGATGTTGTAGAGTCATTCATCAAAGCCGGTGGTAACGGGGTATGGTATAAAGATGGTGGTGAAAACGCATTAGGTTTAATTCGAGGGCATGTACAGTGAAAGAAACATTTAGTATTACATCTGACCAGATCAGTAAGCTGCATAATGCATATTGGCTTATCAACAATGAGATCGAGCAATTGGAAGAAGTACTTCGTTCCGATAAAATTGTTGCCTTACGAAAGGCAGTCAGTATCTTTAGTGAAGCATACATCCCTCTGATGGAAGAAAAAGACAAAGAGTGGGATCGCCGTAATTCATATTATGATGATTTGAGAGAAAATCATAAGTTTAGATCTGTGTGGTCAATATATGATGTGGTGAGTTTTCAGGCAAATAGTGGTATTGAGGGTACGGTATTAAAGTATGGTAAGGTGAATATTCCTATGAAGAAGGATACTATGACCATGTGTATTACCTGGTTAGATATGTGGAAGTATGCCGACCAAGCTATCAAGGAATCTGAGGACGAGCACCATTTGTTCATCGAAAGGTTCTATGATAGAGGTGACGGCGTCATAGAATTGATCACAGGAAGCTAATGATTAACCGTATTGTAAATTTCTTACATAACATCTTACCCTTTTGGCTTCTATTTATTTTTATAATAGGTGCTTATGGGTTTATGTCTAATGATGATTTTATCAACAAACCAAATCAAGACGTAGTTACGTTTAAGATTTCTTGTAGTACCGTTCTCTCCGATCCTATGAGATACCCCGAGCACATTTACGAGCATTGTAGAAAAATTACATCGAAGAGATAAATAGTTGCAGGGGTACAACTATGCAATTAGAAACAAAATTAGGTGATGTTGACACTTTCTCAAAAATTGAGGTTAGAAAAGCCGTAGGTACGGTTAGAGATGAATTGATTAGAAAGCACGGGCTGCCTTACACAGTAGGGTACCTTGAAGGCACTGTACTCAAAGCATTTCAACAGCTACCTGAAAGTGATAAGAGTAGAATTTTAAGTCAGATGTTAGATAAGGTTAATTTGCTATGAAACTAGATGCATTCGTAAAAACAAAACGTAACTTCGACGTCAACTCAAAAAAAGATATCGAAATCTTTACCGAGTTCATGAAAAAATCAGCATGGGGACCTGACTGCTGCCCCTTCCTTCTGGAATTCCCATTCCTGTCAGTTCCAGACATGATCAAATCAAAGCTAGTCAACAAAGTACTAAAGCTTACGTGAGTTGATTTTTTTCTCTATATAGTATATAATAACTATGTTAGGAGAAAAGAATATGAAACGAGCTGCAGTACATCGCGACCTTCGGGGCCCCGAAGTATCGCATGCGTGTGGTCGCGCTTAAGACCGCATATAAACGCAAATCAAAGAACCAACGTGAATCTCAATACTATGATACTGACCTCACCAATTCCAGACGGTTACATTTTTAATCTCCATGGAGAGGTTATAGGCGTGGGTACATATGTAGAGGGAGACTTCTTCCTACTTGAGACCAACAATGATACGTCTAACCATTCGAACGGAATGGCAGCCCTTGGGTATCTGCGCATGAAGTATACCCCAGAGTATTATAAGGTACCTGTAAAGAGCTATAATATAATTGAACCTCGTGTCTCAGAAACTAGGCACGACCTTTCAAAATTTAAGCATCACCAGTCATTGGTTGGGGTGCATCCACTTGCTAAGGAATGATATGAAAATTGCATTGATGTCGGACGTTCATCTAGAATTTGCCGATCTACCTATTGAGCCTGTTGAGGCTGATGTACTCCTTCTGGCTGGAGATATCTTTGTTGCCACCGACCTGACTGTTGATAATCATAGGAAGGAAAGATTTGTTGGCTTCATTGAGAATGCTTGTTCAAAGTTCAAGCACGTTATCTTCATTTGCGGTAATCATGAACATTACCACGGTGACATTGCCCGTTCCTATGGTATCATCCGTGAGACGTTCAAAGACCTTTCCAACCTCTATGTACTAGATAATGAAGTAAAAGTCATCGATGATGTTACATTTATTGGTGGTACTCTTTGGACGGATATGAACAAAGAACAGCCCCATACATTGTTTGCAATTAAAAGCTACATGAATGACTACCGTATCATTGCTGATTCGGATGCAAGGGTGGTTTTCAGCGAACCAATCTATGCCGTAAAAGAAGATGGTACTAATGATCTTACAAAGGTGGTTAGCAAGAAGTTCCACGAAAGATCAGGTAAGTTTACTCCCGAAAGATCGGTAACGTTACACAAAGTAATGCTTGACGTTATTCGTAAGACGGCGGCGGAAAATCCTTCTGGTAAGTTAGTAGTAGTTGGTCATCATGCACCAAGTAAAATATCTACTAAACCGGAATACGAAAATGATACTATGGTCAATGGTGCTTACAGTTCTGATCTGTCAGAGTTGATTTTAGATAACCCACAGATTAAACTATGGGTACATGGCCATACACACAGTCAGTTTGATTACATGATTGCATCTACTCGTATTGTTGCCAATCCACGTGGCTATGTTGGTTACGAAAGAAACGAGCATGCTAGTGAGCCGTATTTTGCAAAAGTAATGGAGATTTAAATGAAGGTGAAACCGAAAAGTCATATCGTTGAATTGGAAAAGGATCCTGTAACAGGTGATCTTATCCTCCCCCTGTCTGATGAATTGTTGGCCGAGGCTGGATGGAATACCGGGGATACTATTAATTGGACCGATAACAAGGATGGGAGCTGGACTATGTCTAAAGTAGAAGAACCAACAGAATTGGTTTTGGTTGAAGCTATTCAATCGTATCGTATGCGCTATGTTATTGAGGTGCCTGTTGGTAAGAAAGAATGGGCTGAAGATACTGTAGTAATGCAGCAATATGATGTCTTACAGGAATTCTCCCAGCTGTCTCTTGGTGAACAAATTACATCTTCACGTGTAGTTACTGAGGCCGAGGTTTTGGCTTTATGTAATACCGATAATAACTATTGTAGTGAATGGGAAGATAATAAAAAATTAGAAGTGTTCGTAACCAAATGGAAGGATATTAAAGATGCCTAAATTTACATTTACATGTGAGCATGATTCAAATCATAAATCGACCATGGAGTATGAGGCTGAGTTTCTCCAGGATGTTGTTTCTGAATTTGAATTGTTCTTGAGAGGCTGTGGATATTACTTCGATGGCAATCTCGAATTCGTAACAGAAGAAAAAGAAGAGGTGTTTGATTTTGGGCACAAAATGGATAATTCAGAGGCAGCAGAAGTGGGATGGCCGTTTCCTAAAACTCGCCAAGGAAGTGGCGAATTGGTCCCAGGATCCGTCGACGAAAGTGGGATCGGTAATAACAACGGATGATCATCGGATTCTGTCGTTGGGGTATAATGGGTTTCCAAAAGGAGTAGAGGATACATTAAAGAGGTATGAAAATAAACCTCTTAAGTATAAACTGGTATGTCACGCCGAACGTAATGCATTAGATAATGCGTACTTTGATCTTACTGGCGCCACCCTCTACTCCACCCTCTTCACCTGCAACGAGTGCGCTAAATCCATCATACAACGTGGGATACGAAGGGTCGTCACCCCCACACCCGATCTTAACAACAAGCTATACAACTGGGATGAAGCATTGTTAATGTACAAGGAAGCTGAACTCCAAATTAAGTTTATTGACACTAATGACGCCGATAGGAATAATCAATTGAAAACTCAAAGTTAATACACTAAATATATTATGTTAACCTAGTTAATGTATTATAAAGGAGGTATTATGAAAGAGTATGTTTGTACAGTTTGCGGTCATATCCATGACGAAAATGTAGATGGTAGGTTTGAAGATTTACCAAAGTACCATAATTGTCCAGAATGTGGTACCGCTAAAGAAGATTATCAAATGGTCAGTGACCAGCAGATGTATTAATTATAAATATTCATTCAGCAGTCCGAGGTTAAGGCTGAAAAAAATTCCTCGGGCCTACGCCTTTTAGGGTAGGATTTATTTTAACTCGCTTAATAAGGAGCAATTATGCTAATCTATGCAGACATGGCTATTGATGCCATCCAATCGACCAAGAGCACTTGGCTTAAAACTTTCATCTCCGATGAACAGGTCCGTAAACCCCTACAACAATTCGTAGATGCACAAACTGCATTCACCAAACAAGTCGCAAAGACTTTTTGGGATGTAACTGGTGCTGCAGCTGAGGTCGCAGTATCAAAAGTGTTCACTGCTAAGAAGTGATAGGAGGTTCATAATGACATATCTCAAAGACGTTTTTGGACGCGACATGTTCAAAGATTTTGATAAGTTTTATGTAGGATTTGATGATCAATATAATCGCCTTTCGAAAATTCACGACGATCTTACGAAAAATATCCCCAACTACCCTCCTTACAATATCAAAAAAGTCGGTGACAATACCTACGTGGTTGAAATCGCCGTTGCTGGTTTTGCAAGACAGGATATTGAAATTGAACTTGCCAATAACACCATGGTTATCAAAGGCAATACTTCAACTGATGAGGATGACAATAACTTTTTGTTTAAAGGTATTGCTAATCGTAACTTCACTCGTTCCTTTACACTAGATGATCAGATTGAGGTTAAGGATGCAGAAATGCTTAATGGTATGTTGAAGGTATTCCTTGAACGTATTATTCCTGAACACAAGAAACCAAAGAAAATCGAAGTCAAGGAAAAAGCTGAAAAAGTTTCCAAGAAACCAGAGCTACTTACAGAAGACTCATAAGGTCACAAACTGTAATCCAAGCCGGCACCACGCCGGCTTTTTAATTCACAAAATTAAGGAAAAATATGAACATAGAAACCCTATGGGAATGGGTACGTAAAACTTTTACACCCTCGTATCAAGAAGAGATAGATGAGTATTTCAAACATTGTGTTGATACTGCTGATATCGAACGCACCATGCTTAATCTTCAAAGAAGGGGGATGTTATGAGAGTAATTAGACTGTTTAAATATTTCTTAAATACAATGGCTGAATTTATTGTTGCCGCAAGACAAGGTAAACAACGTTATCCTCGCGGTTCTTGATTTTTAATTTGATATTCTATATAATGTACTGATGGCGTTTTATACTAATGTGCATCTGCACAAAAATGAGTTTCTTATTCGCGGCTACGAAGATGGCAGGCGTGTTCAATACACCGTGCCTTGTGAGCCTTGGCTTTTTACTAATGATAGAATAGGGCTTGATGAATACAAGACTCTAGACGGTAAGTCGGTTTATAAAAAGACCTTCAATAGTATATACGATGCCAGAAATTATGTAAAAGAGAATACGGGGGTATCTGGTAAGGTCGTCTACGGAATGACCAACTGGGTATACCCTTTTATTAATGATCACTTCCCCGGTGTTATTGACTACGATGCTAAGTCAATTGCCGTAACCACCATTGACATTGAGACAGACTCAAGTGGTGGCTTTCCTGATATTTCATTAGCTGATAAACAAGTAACAGCTATCACCCTTCGTAAAGGTGATAAGTCTGTGGTAATGGGTTACTTCCCATACGAACCAGAATCAGATAACATAACATACATTCAATGCGATACCGAACAGGCGTTGCTGGAGATGTTCATTAAGTGTTGGAGATCGGAGCAATACAACCCAGATATTATCACCGGGTGGAATTGTGAGTTCTTCGACATGCCGTATCTTATTAATAGGATTACGCGCATCATTGGTCCTGAATCAGCTAAACGTCTCTCACCGTGGGGCATGTTGTCCGAGCGTGAGGTTGAGATCAATGGGCGCACCTTCAATATACCAATCATCGTTGGTATTACCATTCTTGACTACCTACAGTTGTATCGTAAGTTCTCCTTTACCATGCAGGAGAGTTATAAACTCGACCACATTGCTTATGTGGTACTGGGTGAACGTAAATTGGACTACACCGAACTAGGTTATGAGAACCTGGATGAGTTTTATAGAAAAGACTTCCGTAATTACATTAACTATAACATCAGGGACGTAGACTTAGTATATCGGATGGATGATAAACTCAAGTTCATCGATCAAGTATACGCACTGGCATATGACGGTAAGGTAAACTACCTGGATACGTTTACATCGGTACGTATGTGGGATGTTATCATACATAACTACCTTATCGACCATAAAATTGTTGTACCAATGTTTGACCCTGGTGAGAGGGAAGGGCAGGAGGGTATTGAAGGTGCATATGTTAAGGACCCCCAGGTTGGTTTACATAAGTGGGTGGTGTCATTTGACCTTAACAGTCTGTATCCCCACCTTATCATGCAGTACAACATTAGTCCTGAAACGTATAAGGGAATGTTTGCCTCCCTTAACACCGATACCGGTGTCGATAAGATTCTTAACGGTGCATTAAACGATATTGGTATACGTCGTGAGATGATTGCCCAGAATTATACCGTGGCTGCAACTGGTTGTTATTTCGATCGAGATAGACAAGGCTTCTTACCTAAGCTAATGGAGAAGATGTACAACGATCGAGTTCATTTCAAGAATGAAATGATTGCAGCAAAGAAAAAGTACGAGGCAAATCCTAGCTACGAGTTTGAGAAAGAAATCTCACGTTGCCACAATATGCAGCTGGCCAAGAAGATTCAACTTAACTCAGCATATGGAGCCCTTGGTAATAGATTCTTTAGATGGTTCGATCCTAAGTATGCCGAATCAATTACTAAGTCCGGTCAGCTATCCATTCGATGGATGGAAGAACGTATTAACAAGTACTTAAACAAGTTACTTAAGACTGATAATAAAGACTACGTGATTGCGGTTGATACTGACTCCATGTACATAACCTTGGATAGCCTCGTACAACAAGTCATGCCAAAGGCTGATAACGATAAGGTGGTTAAGTTTCTAGATGAAGTGTGTGAGAAGAAACTAGAACCATATATTGATAAATGCTATGATGAGTTAGCAGTCTACGTAAATGCTTACTCACAGAAGATGAAGATGAAGCGTGAGGCAATTGCCAACAAGGGCATCTTTACTGCTAAGAAGAGATACATCTTAAACGTGTACAATAACGAAGGTGTTCAGTATACCGAACCTAAGTTAAAGATGATGGGTATTGAGGCGGTGCGTTCTTCAACACCGGCTGCTATCAGATCCAACTTCAAAGAGGCTATTATCATTATTATGAATAGCACTGAGGATGATCTACAGCAGTACGTGGCAAGACAGAGGGATGAGTTTAAAAAATTACCATTCGAAGAAGTTGCATTTCCAAGGGGGTGTAAGGAATTAGAGAAATGGCAGGACATTAACTCCGGTGGAAAGATATTTAAGTCAGGTACACCAATACACGTTAAGGGTGTTATCCTATACAATTTTTTTATTAAACAAAAGAAACTTGAGTCAAAGTACGAAGTTGTACATCGTGGGTCAAAGGTTAAGTTTTGCTATCTAAAGACGCCTAACTACCTCGGTGAACACGTTATTGCCACCCCAGGCAAATTACCTAAAGAATTAGAGCTCGATCATCTGATCGATTACGACAAACAATTCGATAAAGCCTTCCTTGAACCACTAGGCACCATCCTGGGTGTCATTGGATGGGAGGCTGAAAAACGAAGCACATTAGAAGGATTCTTTCTATGAGTAACCCAGAAGACGATTTTGACTTTGGTTTTACAACCGTTAGTGAGGAAGTAATTACTAAAGGTCAACAAGAGTTGAATACCCAATTACAACAATTATATAATGCTATTATTCCTTTGCTTAAAAACCTTCAAGCAAACCCCGACAAGGAGTACATCCTCTGGCCCAATAGGGTGGAGAAGGTAAAGGAATTTAAATCAAAGATCGATTCCATTGTTGGTGATTCAGTTACAAAGAAAAAATTATGAGTAATGACTTTGAAGTACATACCATTGGCACATCTACAGAATTAAGACTGTCACGAGCCCTGTCCAGAGAAATAGAACAGACATTACACCAATTCGGTGAAGTGTTGCCTAGTAATGTGAGATTAGCGTATAATAGGCTTAATGAGCATTATGCCAAACAAATTCAAACGGAGAACTTATGAAAAAACCTAAGATTGTAAAGTATGCTGAAGCACCTTATAAGCAGGGCTACGATCAAGCATTAGCAGGTACAAAATATTCCAACCCCTATGAAAATGTAGAAGGTGAAGAGGCTGATGCTGAGGATTTTGAGCGCGGGTTTAACAATGGTATAGAATTATTTGAGGAAACAGAATGAGTTTTTTTAGAGACCTTATTAACGAGATAAAAGATGAAGATACTACTATTGCCGCTGACGGTGCCGGCTCTGCTGAGTTTGGTGGCTTTATTGATACTGGCAGCTATATTCTCAACGCTGTCCTCTCTGGTAGCCTCTATGGTGGCATACCTGATAACAAAATTACTGCTTTTGCAGGAGAATCTGCTACTGGTAAAACTTACTTCGTACTTGGTGTCGTTAGAGCCTTCCTTGACAAGAACCCAGAAGGAGCAGTCGTCTACTACGACACAGAAGCAGCGGTCACACGAGGAATGATGGAGGCCCGAGGCATAGATACTAACCGTGTTATTATTGCCGAGCCAGATACTATTCAAAAGTTTCGAACTCATGCATTGAAGATGCTTGAGGCGTATGATAAACACCCCCTGGGCAAACGACCACCAATGATGATGGTGTTAGACAGCCTAGGTTTACTATCAACCACTAAGGAGATGGAAGATAGTACCGAGGGTAAAGAAACACGTGATATGACAAAGGCCCAGACCATTAAGGCCGCATTCCGTGTCTTGACACTTAAGCTTGCAAAAGTAAAAGTGCCAATGCTTGTGACCAATCACGTTTACGAGATGGTCGGTTCTTACATACCTCAAAAGGAGATGGGCGGTGGTTCAGGACTCAAATACGCAGCTAGCACGATTGCTTACCTCGGAAAAAAGAAGGAAAGAGATGGAGACGAGATCGTTGGCAATATTATCAAAGTCAACATGCACAAATCCAGACTCTCAAAAGAGAATTGCAAAGTCGAAGTGCTTCTTACTTACGACAAAGGCCTCGACAAATACTATGGTCTTTTAGACTTAGCTGAAAAGCATAAGATCTTTAATAAGGTATCTACACGGTATGAACTACCTGATGGGTCAAAGGTTTTTGGTAAGACTATTAACGAGAACCCAGAGAAGTATTTTACTGAAGAAATCATGGCAAGGCTTGAAGAGGCCGCTAAAACTGAATTTAGTTATGGAGTAAATGATGGGCAATTACAAGACAGTGACGGTTGATGTAGATATTGAACTGGATAGCTTTGATGACGATGACATCAGAGAAGAGTATATTTCCAGATTTGGTGGCGGCGGTGGCGGCGGTGACTGGTCACAAATTTACGAAAAGAGACGTAGGTTATCCCGTGAGAACTTTCTTGCATGGTTAGATATTATTATACAGAATAAAACCGGCCGTATTTTGTGAGTAGTGATATTAGTCAAATCTTTAAAGAGTTAAGAATGATAGGTCTTTCGCCTTCAATGCACTGGCCGCCTCCATCACTTAAAGGCAAACGATCTTTGAATAGAAGAAGACGGTCGAGATTTTTTAAGAAGTATACATGGGATGCTTTGGATACAGGAAAAAGAGATATGAGTACAAGTGATATATTTTTAGGTGCGTCTGACGTTAGTGATTACATTACCGGACAGATGATGTTTGATCGTAATGAGAGGGCTATTGAGACCCATCATAAAGAGTTTACTCTTATTGCTACAAGAGCGGAATGGCATAAGGTGGTGGTTACCAGCAAACTCAGATTTATTCAAATCCGCGAAGATATTGGGCTTATGATTGAAGATGAAACTAAATCATACGTTGAGTACAGCATTAACTCATCTTCTATCGTCATTAAGATCTGGGGTGACTCAGACTTTGTTTACTCTTGGTATGATAAACTGGCCGAACAGTTTGAAGAAGTAAAGAATGTAATTGAATGGATTTACAGCGGGGATGGGCAGAGTATTGAAGTACCTGTACGTGCCGATAGAGTACCTGTAGAGGAGATGTACCCCTTTCTAAACGGGGAGTCTCTTGGAGACTACTATGATCGCTTTCTGAGATCATCAGCCTCTATCCTGCTTTTGATCGGACCACCAGGTACTGGTAAGACAACCTTCATCCGTGGGCTTTTGCAGCACGCAGAACTATCTGCAATGGTTACTTACGATACCAGTATCCTTTCAAAGGACCATATCTTCGCCAACTTCATTGAAGGTGACCGTAACGTTATGATCATTGAGGATGCGGATAACTTCCTAGGTGCACGTAGTGATGGTAATGACTTTATGCATAAGTTTCTTAACGTCGGTGACGGTTTAGTCACTACAAAGAACAAGAAGATGATCTTCTCAACCAACCTACCTTCTATCCGTGACGTAGATCCAGCCCTTATTCGTCCAGGTCGTTGTTTTGATATTCTTAACTTCGACACCCTTAATGACGAACAAGCTACAAAGTTGGCCGAACGACTTGAGGTAAATCTGGAACGTAAAGATGATGGTAAATACAGCATTGCCGATATCTTCCACAAACAAGTAGAGGCACCTAAAGCACAGAGACGTAAGGTGGGGTTTGTATGAGGACCTTTATAGTTGAATACTCGTCAGAGGGAAATCAATTTGAAGGTGAGATGGTTATACAATCCAATACCCTGTCTCATGCACAGGATAGATTTCTAACATGGCTTAAATTCGAATCACATTGGCAGCATCTCTGGCAGTTGAGTTTCAAGTTTAGAGAGGTTAAAATGTGTATGTTGGGATTGCCATTACAAACAGATACAAAAGATGATTGAACAGTTAATTTTTAGTAACTTAATTTTCAATGAGACTTATGCCCGTAAGTCTCTTCCTTTTTTAAAGGATGATTACTTTCAATCCCGTACCGATAAGACT